GATAATTTAAAAGAATATTTGTATCAACGATCTTATACTTACTCATTAAAAATTTTCAACTCCTAAAATTTAAGGAGAGGTTCTCCCTCTCCTTAGAGAATTTCCTTTATTTCACCAATAACTCGGCTCAATGCCTCTACTTGGTCAGAAGGTACTTCAGAAAATTTAATTGCTTTACCGAATTCTTTTTCAAGCAATTTTTGTGCTTCCTCAATCTTACCTTTATCTATAACTTGCAGCCAAAGAGCTTTAGCATCTTCCATTAAAGTATCATAATCAAGCCTTAAATAAGGATTTGATTCCTCTGTTGCTTCACCGCCGCCCTTAGCTTCAACTTCCTTATCAATTGCATCATATATGGATTTAAGCAAATTTTCATAAGAAAGTTCTACTCGCGGCACAATATAGGCAAAGCGAGAACCAGCATAGAAACGTTCATCGCCACGGAAGAAGAGATAACGCTTATGTTTAACTTCTTCCCCCTCCTGAATGTCAATTTGACGTAGATAAGCAATAATATCAACCATTTTGTTTATAATGCTAAAAGGTCTATCAGCAAGGGCCGGCGCAATTTGAGTATATTCTTGTCCTCTATCATCCTTTAAGGTCTTATCCTTAGCATGTGAAATAAAGAATAAGCCATAACCAGCAAATGCAAGTTCACGAAAAGTTGATGAGAATTCATCATCTAGCATCTTGTACCCAGACCCCCAAGCCAATTCGCGAATATTTTCTACTCCATTTTGCTGACAGATGAACTTTTCACAAAGTTTATATGCTTCATCTACCGTATCAATGGCAACTACTCCAATCTTATCTTGAAGTTTCTCCTTATCTCTAACAAGCTGACGCACAACCTGTTTCCAATCATTCCATTTTACAATGGGTTGTACAAGTACATTATGAAGGGCGTTTGTACCCTATTCGAATGAGCATATTAAAACCTTATCGATCTCGCTAGCTAATGTAGTTTTTCCTACTTTCATTATTATTATCCTATAGACTTTTTATTCTATAGTTCTTATATTTTCTATTCATATAAGATTAGCATACCTTTTCTTCCTCATCTTAACAGGAAGTGTAGTCTCTTGGGTTTTTATTCATCAAAATAATGTGCAGCTTTTAATATTTCTTCAAAATGATCTTTTTTTCTTTTTAAATACATTTTACTATCTGTATATAGAATTTCATAAATTTGCTTTGTTGCTATAGAACTGTATTGTGTATAATACAATATATGTTCTTTTTGCTGCTCACGAATAGCAACAGGAGCAATTCCATATTGTTCATTTAAAGTATCCCGTATCCATTCTAAGATTTCTTTGGTTGCACTACATACTTGCCAGCGTAAATTTCCGTATCCTCTACCATTATTATTCTTTATTAAATTAACGCTACCATCGCCATCAAAATATCCACGAATATAATCAATCCAATATTCTTTTTTAAGTTCATAGGGCGGCTTTAATATAAAAGTTTTATTAGGAACAATAGAATATTTAGCTAAATCTTGTTTTTGTTTTGCGCTAGTCCAAATTAAAGAACTGCAATCGTATCCATCATGAGTGGTATAATCTTTTACCTCGCTCTCAATTTCAATTAAATCTTTAATTTTTACCAGTATTTCTCTATCTTTTCTTGCCAAAGCAATTTTTATAGTATTATTTCTTTTACTTACATTACCATCTGATGCAAGAAAACCTAATACCCACGCCATATCTCTACTTTCAATTGAAAAGAAATTATCATTTTTCTTTAATGAGCGATTTACATTAGCAAGTGATGCTGCTTCACCAAAATCTCTAATTTTTACATTGTTTTTTGTAAGAAAATATTTCACATTTTCTGGAGATAAATTAAATTTCTTTCCTGAACTTAAAAGACCCATTCCCTTGTTAATATAATTATCAAGAACCTCTTTCTCTATTTCTTCCAAAGTATATTTAAATTTTACTCTTTTTAAAATAGAATTTTCACTACTATTTCTAATATGAACGTTATATTTAACAAGTATATCCTTAATAAGTTTTTTCCCATGATGAAATTCTTTTGCTAAATCTTGTATTGTTTTCCCATGTTCATAACTATTAACAATTTCTAATTCTTCAAGTTCATTTTGATTATCTGCTGTTATTATTTGCTTCTCCATCTGGACAAGCCTCCTTTTGATGTTATTTTACCTATGCGTTGCGCGTGGTTAAATTTTTAATCTAACCTTCCGCTCGGATTAGCATTTCAGCTTTCCCGTTTTTACTACAATTATTCAAGATTAATTACTTAATCAGGCGCCAAAGTTTAGGAATTAGCGTTTCCGTAAAGTAAGATAAATTTTCCTTTAAGATCCTTACTAATTTTCTGTGGTTGTAAGTTCAATAAATCAATAGCCAATTTAATTCCTCCCTTAATTTAATTCTTCTTTTATATTAAAAAGACTAGTAGTAGTAAAACTACTACCACTAGCCTATTATAGTCTCAATTAAAAATCAAGAAAACTTCCTGCTGTCTTAGCCTTTGCTTTAGCAGCATTCTGAGTTCTCTCCTTCATTTCCTCAAGGTCAGAACTTCTCTTCTGAAGTGCAATCTTAATCTGGTCAGCATTATAACTAAATTCCTCACTTGCACCACTAGGAGAACCACCAGTTATCAGAAGCTCTCTTCTACCAACAGTCTTAGTTCTCTTAATGGGGTCTCCAAAACCCTGCTCTTCATAAGTAACAATTGTCTTATAGGAGGATACAACCTTACCAGTTGCAATAACAGTATCTCCTTCTTCCCAATGAGAAGAAATAAACTCTTTCTTACTGCCCTCTGCAACAAGTTCTATAACATTTGCCTTGCCACCATAACCAACAACAATGAAAGAGATCAGAAGACGACCAGTTTCATTACCATCTCTGTCAAACTCTTCTTTCATCTTACCAACTACACCTTGAATCTCAAATGTAGCCCCTTCATCGTCATCCTTCTTTTTATTATTAAGGAAAGAACCAGAGAACTGATAACCCGTTCTTATTTCCTTCGTTCTAGTATCATAATAAGAATTTTCCTCAACCTTAGCTACAATACTTACCTTAGAAGCCTAAGATATATCTTCTGTCGCGCCGGCCCAAATAAATGCTTCCTTATAATTTACAATTCGGTCATAAACCTAATTAGGAGAACCATCCTTCTTATTTCTCATAGAAAACATTTTAACAGGAATCTCATTTTCAATTACCTCACCGTTAACTTCCTAGTCGGCACGAATCTTAGCTGTTGCACGAACATAACCACGTCCATCGGAGGTTGTTCCTTCAACTACATCAAGTTCATTAAGAATTCCCACTATTGTTACATTATTCGGATTTGATTCAATATTAATATCTATCATTTAAAATTATTCCTCCTTGGATTTATATACAATATGTTATATTATATTATTTTAAAATTAAAAGAGTATTATTAGGCGGAGATATCTCCGCCTTAACTCTTTTGCAGAGTAACTATTAATTACTCAGCATCAGGTGCCAGAGGATCGTAGTTCATGCCCTCTTCGGTCAGAGCGAAATACTTAACTTCCTTGCCATCCTCGCTGGGCTCACTAAACCTAATAGCATACCCCTTTTTGCACAGTCCAGTTACTGAACCAGTTACTGAACCAGCCTTTTCGAAGCCGCACATTTCCTGCATCTGCTTGGTTGTAAACTTAACTCCGGGGCCCGCAGCCTTCAGTGTCTCCAGAACCTTTAAACTTGCCTCACTAGGTCTCTTATTTGCCATTTGTCATTCCTCCTAAAATTTAAAAAATGTTATTTATTTATAAACATATAACCGCAGGCTTGCGAAAATATATGTTTTTTTTAACTTATATAAATATTATATACTAAAAGATTTAACAAATCAAATATTTAATTTAATCTTTCCCAAGTATATCCATATGCTTTTATATTTCGTTTTATAGCTCGCTGTATATTTGAAGACATACCTTTTTCATCACTTTTTAAATCAGGATTTATCTCTTTTAAATATCTTGCTGCCTCCATAAAACTTTTAAAAAACATATTTAATTCAACACACTTTACTGATTTTAATCTATTATCTTTATGACTCTCTTTTTTATAAATATCATAATCAGATTTTCTACAAAAATAATGTCCATAATATGTTTTTCCTCTATTCGCCATTACACTTGATAAGAAATTATCTATGCCTTTTCTAGTTAAATTTAATTCAGGATAACACTCAATAATTCCGTCAACAGTAGAAAATTCTTTTATAATATTATTATCTTTATCACACTCATACACTGGCGTTTGTAAATGAGCATACGTAGAATGAGGAGTAATATTATATTCTCTTAGAGCATTACGTACTGTCTAATACGTACAATTATTCTTTTCACAAACTTTTGTAATATTCTCTCCTAAAGAATAATAATCCTCTACTAACTGTTTATAATCATATCTTAAAGTACCGTCTCCTCCTAAAGTAGCATTGTAACCATTAGGAGCAAAAGTATTATATTTTTCTATATAATACTTTTCATAATAATTCAATTCTTCTCTAGGACACTGTTTAATAATTTCTATATGAAAATTATCAACGCCATATTTACGCATAGCTCTATAAAGAGGAGCTTCAGAGCTTTTAGAAGAACATAAATGTCCTGACCATCGATCTGAAATAGATTGACAAGTCTATCCGATATAAATTTTATCATTTATATCATTATATATTTTATAAATATAACCCAATCTCTCCCCTCCTTAATATAATTATTATATCATTTTAAGATATAATTTTCAAATATTTAATTTTCTTTAGAACTAGTTAAGTTTTTAATAATTCTATCAGCTTCGCTCTTTGCTTTTTCTAATTTTTTTATATCTTTTTCCCAAACACCACTAACAAAAACAAAAGCAGCTGCAATTAAATTAATTTCATAGAGTGATAAATTAAAGTCTCTATTTATTAACTTATGTCTAACATTTTCAAATTTTCCAGCTTCGTCTCTAAGAGACTTAATAAAAGTTTCAACCTTTTTATCTGGTTCTAAACCTTCAATTAAATTTTCTTTTTCATCAAAATACTGGTCTGTCATATTATATAGAGAATCAAGGTAGCTGTTAAGTGCAGCTACCGCTGACTCAACATACTCCTTAACCATTTCAATTTTTTCTTCAATAGTCATTTATTCTTCCTCCTTTATTAAGCCAACTACTTTTTCATTATCTTTGAGGTCTACTCCCTTAACTCCAATAGCTCCTCGACTTAATTCTCTTAATTCAGAAGTGTTTATTTTAATACTTTTTTTATTTACTATAATAATTATATCACTATCTTCCTCTAAAATCAAATAATCAATAATTCTATCCCCATCTCTAACCTCTGAAATCTTCTTTCCTTTTATACCTCTATTGTTAATAGGATATTCGTTAAATAAAGTTTTCTTTACAATTCCATTTTCACTAACAGTTATTAAAAATTTACTTTGTATTGGCGTTATATGAGCACTAATAACAAAATCTCCTTCATTTAACTTTATTCCCTTAACTCCTGCCGCGGCGCGACCTATGGGAGTAATTTCATCTGTAGTAATCCTTACAAAATTTCCATTATTTGTTAAAAGAGATATGTCTTCACTATTAACAAATAAAACCTTTAAAACTTCATCACCATCTTTCAGATTAATTGCTTTAAGACTTTTTCCTTTCTTTATATTATATTCCTTAGCAAAAGTCTTTTTAATCATTCCCTGTTTTGTTATAAATACAAAATAATCTATATTATCTCTACGCTGAATTGTTGTTAACGCAGTTGGACGTTCATCTGCTTTAAATTCAAATAACTGAGCAATATTTATTTTAGAATTTAAAGGCAAATCATCTGTTGCAATATGATACATAGTGCCTCTATTTGAAAAAACGAGTAATGAGCTAAAATTATCATCTCTTAAAGTTTGAGTGATAACTTCATTTGTTGCAAGTTTAACTTTTGTACCCTTGGTACCGCGGCGCGTTCTAAGAAGAGTAGATGATTCAGTAGTATAAAGATTTCCAAGATTTGTATAATGAATTAAAAGTTCCTTCTTTTCGATTGGCTCTGCATCTTCTGCCTCTGAAGAAAAATCGAGATTCATTATCTGTGTTCTTCTTTTATCTCCATAAGTTTTATCTATTCTATCTAATTCTGCAATAAAAGCTTTATCAAATTCGCTTTCATCGTTAACAAGAGTTAAAAGCCTACTTTCCTCTATTTTTTGCTTCTCTAGCTCTTTTTCAATTTTTATAGCTTCAAGTCGCATAAGCCTTTGTAATTTTAAATTAAGAATAGCCTTAGTTTGCTCTTCATTTAAATTATATTTAGAATTAAAAATATTAATGACTTCAATGGTATTATCTGATTTTTTAATAATTTCTACCACTTCATCAATATGTGCCAAAGCAATTAATAATCCTTCATTAATATTAATTGATTTCTGAATCTTCTTTAGATCAAAAATATAAGATTTCTTTAAACAATTCATCGCATGGTCTAAATATGCAAGCATCATATCTTTTAGGCCATACTCTTTTGGAGTAATGCCATTTTCAAGCATTAATTGACAAATAGTAAATGAGGACTGCAAAGAAGTTTCTTTATAAAGTTGCTTACATATCTTATTAATATTAGCTCCTTTATTTAAGTAGATAATTATTTTAGTTCCATATTTTCCACATGACCTATCTGTTCCATCAAAATAATTCTTAATTCCAAGAATTTTTCCTTCCTCAATTCCTTTTTCAAGTTCTTTCATTATTCTATTTGTAAATACTTGATAAGGTAATTCCTTTACTTCAAGTGAATTATCTTTATCATTATATTCAATTACTGCTCTTAATTTCGCAGCAGCTCCTCGTCCAGTTTTTAAAGATTCTTTCACGGCCTCACTGTTAATTAATATAGCTCCAGTGGCAAAATCTGGTGCAACATAAATTTCATTATAATCTAAATTACGATTATACACAAGTTTTTTAAGTGAAGTAATAACCTCACTTAAATTATACTGGGGTATAGAACTTACACAGCCAACACCAATGCCAGTATTTCCATTAACAAAATTAGGAAAAAGCGTAGGAAAAACAGCAGGATATTCGTCTTCTTGAGTAAAATTCATTTTCCATTCATCAATTGTATCTTTTTTAATCAATTTAGTAAATTCAGAAGCTAATTCAGAACTTCTAAGCTCAAGATAACGCATCTGCGTATGATCGTCTCCTGCAGTCATGGTTCCAACATTACCCTTCGCATCTTCAAGTAAATATCTCATAGCAAAAGGCTTAGCAAAACGAACTACATTACCATAAATACCTGCATCGCCGTGTGGGTTCCAATGCATTACAGAACCTACTACATCAGAGCCTTTTTTTCTATTTTTATCATAAGTATTTTTATTGAAATACTGCGACCAAAGAATGTAGCGACCACCAGACTTCAAACAATCTCTAGCGTCAGGGAGCGCACGGGTTTGAATAACATATGCACTAAAAGGTAGATATGCCTCTGGAACAACTTCTTTAATTTCTTTAGTAAAAATATTGCTCATTATTTCACCTCATAAATAATCTTTTTCTTTATTATATCAAAATTTTATTAAAAAATCAAATAATTAAAGCGTCCTGAATAACAGAACGCTTTAATTCATTATTCACCATCTACAACACTAAAATCTACATTATCAAAAATAAATTTAGTTCTTTCTTCATTCCTCTTTCCAAGAAGTGTTTCAAGGATATTTCTCGCTGCAACAGCATCTTCCATAGAAAATTGAATTAAACGTGCATTTGGACCAAATGCTGCATCTGCAAATGAGTCTGGGCTCATCTCTCCCAGGCCCTTGTTGCGGTCCACGTGGGCATTAGGATATTGACGGAGGATAGGTGCTAATTCATCATCATCATAAGCAAATATACGTTTTCCATTTACACTAACCTCATAAAGAGGGAATTGTGCCCAATACACTTTTCCAGCTCGTATAAGCTCAGGCATAAGACAATAAAATAAAGTTAAAAGCAAACATACTATTGAATAACCATCAGGATCTGCGTCAGCGGCAAAACAAATTTTTCCATAGCGAAGCTTATTAACATTAACCTTATCTAATATTCCACAGCCACAAGCTTTAGCTATATCTTTTACTTCTTCATTATCAAGAACTTCATCTAATGGATTTTTTAATGCATTAATAATTTTTCCTCGTATCGGCATAGCCGCAATGTAATTACTGTCTCTTGACAAGGTAAAAGAACCAAGGGCAGAATCACCTTCTGTTATGTACAGAACTGAATTGCTGTCATGTACGCGACAATCTTTAAGTTTACTTGACATAATCGACTTTTTCTTTAGTTCTTTTTCTACTTCTTTGTCTGCATTAAGAACTTTTTGTCTTTCACGCTCTGCTGCTCTTTCAGCTTTTTGAGCTACAATAATCATATCAGAAATAGTTTTAAATTCATTACTATTCCCGAATTGTTCTAATCCTTCTTTCACAGCCTGACTTGCGAGCGAACGTAGGTTGCTATTATTGATACGATTTTTGGTTTGCCCTTCGAAGCTAGGATTAGCTACCTTACAGTTAATTACATAACAAAGCCCTTTTCGGAATAGTTCTGGTTCTATCTCCTTTCCAATAAGACGTTTAAGAGTATTAGTAATACTGGTCTTCGCACCAGTGATAGGTGTCCCTCCATCATTACAATAACCACCATTTACAAAGCAATAAAACTGTTCTTTATCTTTTGTCCAAATTAAAGCAACTTCAACTTCATCAGTTTCATCTGTTTTTGAACAAAGAATAGGCTTTTTCATTAGAGGAGAATTGACCTTATCTAAAATAAAATCTGAAATACCATTTTTAGAATAATATTCTTTTTCTTCATTTGTATCCTTATTAATAACAATAAATTTAACTCCACTATTCAAATAAGAAATATTCTTCACTTCATCACAAATTCTTTGATAAGTTAAAGGTTCTTCTGCATCTTTAAATACTTCTTTAGAAGGGCTATAAAAGATATAAGTTCCTGTAGGTTCTTGCGTTTTTATTTCTTTATAAGAAACATTATCTCCATTTTCAAATCTTGCTATCGCTGCGGTACCATCACGATAACTTTCTACCTGGAAATAGGTAGCTGAAAGACATGTAGCACTTGACCCAATTCCATTTGTGCCTACTGATTGAGCATACGCCTTGTGGTCAAATTTTCCTCCAGTGTGAGCTTTTGAAAAGATTGAAACAAGAACATTTTCTCCATTTTCACGAAAGCCAAAAGGGACTGAACGTCCATAATCTCGAACGGAGAATTCTTGATCTTTTTCTTTTACAGTTATAATAATTTTATTACCATAACCAGCTAATGCTTCATCTGTTGAATTATTGATAATTTCCTTTAATCCCTGCCAAAGACCCTCTGTTGTAGAGGACCCAAGATACATTTGAATACGGCGTTGTACACCTTCCTTAAATGAAAGACTTTCTATTGCGTTTATATCATAATTGCTCATATATCAACCTCCTAAACTTTATACATTATCTTCTAAAGAAAATTTCCATTTAATTTCATATTCATTTGAATTATCTCGCGTAAGCCAAGGCTCTATAGAATAAAAAGCTTCATTTTCTTCATATAATTTTTTAAAAAAATCTTTTATAATATCTATATTTTTAGGGTTAGAAATATTCCAATACATCGCATTACATCCTGAAAGCCAACATTCTATTAATCCGTCTCCGAAAAATTCTAATTCTTCATTTTCCTTTAATAAAGGTAATAAAGACATTATACGATCTAAAAAATTTATATTTTTCAATATAAAATTCCTCCTTATTATTCTTCTAGTTCTTCTTTTAGTTTTTGTTTAAGATAATTCTCAAAATCCCAATCTATGTCACAATAACCTAATTCATTTACTATCTTATTTGAATAGCTGCAAATCCCTGTTATTCGATAAACTTTTCCAAAAATTCCATTAAAAGGACTTAAAATTTCCTCCTTTTTATCAGTAAAATAAGGACATAAACTACATCCCAATATATCCATTATAGTATTCCTCCTATCAACTCTTATAATGCCATGGCCCATCAAAAGTATCATCAACACAATACTTCTCCCCACATTCTGGACATACTATATACCCTACTGCCCATCGAACTCTACCAGTTGGCAACATAGTTTTTGAATCATATTCTATATCCTCAAACCAATCTGCGGGTATTAGATCTGCGCCACATCTATCACATTTTCCATAATCCATTATTATTACTTCCTCCTTATTTATTCTCTTTTTTATTATATCAAAAATTTTTTAAAAAGTCAAAAAATTAACAAGTAATCTCTATCCTATCGTAAGGTCTCAGATCATAAGGATAAAGATATGGTATAGGCCAGTTATCCTTTGGCGCCTAGAGTATTTCTTCTCCTCTAAAGACTCCAATCATTCCTTGAAGCTCCTCTTCTGCTTTTTCTTTACTTATCTCTTTACCTATACCCTTACAGTTTTCAAAAGGACATTTACAAGTATAATATAACTCATTACATTGAGTATCAGTTTCATACTCATCTTTATTAGCTTTCCATAAGCATCCGCAAGTGGGGCAAAGAAAATATCTTGGTTCTAATATCTTTTCTATATCTCCTTTTCTTAAAATTATCATTTTATACCTCCTGTTTATACTGCGTCGGCGCATTGTATGCATTTTTTAAAAATTACAAAATATTATAATTAAATATAAAAGCCCCAATATTGGGGCTTTAATTATATAAAATCCTAATTTTCTACAAGTATTCCAATTTCTAAAGATTCTATTATCTCCTTAATCTTTATGGCTTCTTCTTGAGTATGAGTTACTACTTCAATTGTGTCTCCTTGTAGAAAACGTCCGCTTAACAAACCAATTAAAGATTTTCCATTAACAATTCGTCCATCATGAATTCTTAAAAAAACCTAATGGGGAATTGAACTTAAGCCCCAATTAAACTAAGAAGCAGAACGTCCAGTAAGATTTTTTAAAAGTTTATATGACTTAATGACCATTCTACACCTCCTTTAATTAATTTCTAAAATAAAGTAGATAATTGAAATATTTTCTCTAAAGATTAATTATTAGTTTTACAACGCGCCGCGGTATCATATTCTATTACCACAATAACATTTTATTATATTTTTCTTACCAAGGTTCTATGTCAAGAAATCTTAATGGTGTTGATGTAACATCAAAGCTTAATATTAAGTAAAAGCACCGCAGATGATACTGCGGCGCATTGTAAATTAATAAATCCAATCTAGCTTTGTTTCCTAAGAAAATTTTCCATTTAAATCTTTGTGCCAAATTGCCCAGCAATAAGCAATACTTGAGTTAAACGAAGAATTTTTATTTCCATCCTTATAACATTTCATTCTATGAGAATAAGCATAAATTATTTCTGGTTTTGACTTTGAATAAATATTCTCATAACGTTTTTTAGATTCAAGCTAAAGTAGTCGCTAAAAACTACATACATATCCTCCAGGAGCAACATCTTTTAATGCTTTATTTAATAACTAGCTAAAACCAATTGGAGCCTTCTAAGTTCCTTCTTTGTATGGGAAGTTTGTTATAATTAAATCATACATACCAGCACAATCAAGCTTTATATAATCCATTTCGATAATATCTTCTCGTCGAGAAAGTATATCATAAGTATCAACTTTTATTCCAGTTAATTCCTAAAATTTATCTGAAATTGATCCTATTCCAGCGCAAGGCTCAAGAACTCGTTTACACTAAGTTAATTCTGGCATTTTTTGAAGCAAATCATTAACCGCAGATGGGTCAGTTGAATAAAAATCTAGATTAGCTCTTTGAGCTTCCGTAAGATTAGAAGCCCCTAATGTTTTTATTGAATTTCTCATTTCACATACTCCTTGTAAAAAGTTCTTGCGGAGTCAGCTAAATCTCCAATTGTTCCATTATTCTCTATAACAATATCATAAGGATAATTAAATACTTCATCATCTGCATGATTCCCATATTCTATTCCTTCTACATCGTGCCGGCGCACTATAACGGCTTTAAAAGGAATCTTCTTTTCAAAGCAGTACATCCTCATTCTTTCAATATCTTTTGATTCACGCATATCAATAAAGAAAATATAATCTGTTGGATTTACTTGATTATTAAGTCTCTCGCAATCTTCAATTAATCCAGTAATTTCCTTAAAAGGACTATCATTCCATTCAGTTAATATATCTTTAAGTTGAGAAAGAAACTTTCTATCTGCAATATTTTTAGTACCTTCCCAACCTGCATAGGCTGCAATATCTTTTACATAATCTATAATAGAACAAATAATACCTTCCTTATTTGAGTTTTCTTCTGAAATAATTTCTACAATTTCATTTTCTATTGAAGTCTTGCCGCTTCTTGCTATTCCATTAAAAACAAATACTTTCATTAACTACCTCCAATAACTCTTTTATTAATATCTGTCCAATCACCAACCCAATTAATTTCAAAATTATTATCTATAAATAATCGAGCAAGTTCTGTATTGTTTAGATTACCATAAGCTTCACAAGGAATATTGGTTCTTCTTTTAATTAAAAAGTTATATGTTTTATCTTGAAGAATTAAGGGTTCTTCTCCATTATAAAAATATAGAGCAATTGTATCTGCTTTCTCAACCTCTTGAAGAACTTTTGAATTATCTTCATTATCTCCATATTCCTTAAGCCAACATAAAGAAACAGACGGTTTATTTAAAGAAAAACGTTTATAAGCTGGTGGCACAACATGAGAAAAAGGCTTCTTAAACCAGTCATTAATAGAGTTAATTATATAATTTGAAGGTTTAATAATTGGATCTTGATATGTAGCACCATAAAAAATTTGTAAGCAAAATAATTCCGCCGGTGTAGGTTCTGTTTCAAATAAAGAAATATTTTCATAGCCTATAAATTCTCTATCATTATATATTATATCATCTGTTATATGATAAATAGGATTTTTAGATCTTATTATTATAATCTTATCTCTATTCTTTTTTAAGAAAGAATTGCTTACAAATTTATCTGTTTTATTAAATCTATTTTTTAAATGCTTTGGCTTATTATACAATTTAAATTTAAATTCAGTTATACTTCTTATATTGCATAAAATACAGTATTCAATTAAAGAAATTAAAGTATCTTCATTATAAAATATAAAAATCTTATCTGATTTAAATAAAGGCCCATATTTTATACAAAAATCATTCATAGTTTTTGTAATTAATTGATTAGCCTAATTATCAATATTTAAATTAGGTATTAAATAATCTGCATTAATATTATAATGAACTAATTTGGATTCAATTAAATGATTCATCTTTTCATCCCTCCTATAATTATATTATATAATAAAAGAAGAACTAAATCAATAATTTGAATTAGTTCTTTTAAAGATAAGATATTGGATTTGAATAACTTGCTAACGCAAGTTATTCAAACCTTTTTAATATCTGCTACGCAGATATTAAAAATTATTTTTTAAGTAATGTTTTTAATCTTATAAGAGTACTTATCTTTAACTTTAAAAGTCCAAAGATGATATACTTCTATAAGTGACACCTTAAATTCTAAACTAAACTATCTTTCCAAACGTTCAACCTTATTTTCAAACTCATTCTAACTGCCGGCTTCTAATGAATAAACTTTAATGTAATTCTCCTTCTCAGACATTAAATGGTGACTGGGTGATACTAATGCTACTAAATAATTCATGTTATACCTCCTGTAGTCCATTATTGAGTTTAAAATTTAAATATGCCTTTATTTTTGATTGTATAATAATTATACTATAAAGTTGCAGATATATCAAAATTTTGTAATAGTGGGAAAAGCTAACTTAATCACATATATTAGCTAACAAAAAAAAGAAGATAGCATAAGCTATCTTCTTTTCCGTTATCTATTCAATTTTCAGACTCATCGTAATATCCAATTTCAACAAGATAATTATAAACCTATTCTCTTAATCTAAAAGGTACATCATCTAAAGTTTTTAAGCCATTAATAATTAAATTAGCATAAATTTTAACCAATTAAATCACCCCTTTGCGTCCATAGTCTCATAAATTTCACAGAGTGCCATTTGCGTATCTAAAATTTCTGTGTTTAATGTTTCATTCTGCTGCTTTAAAATTTCAATGTACTCATTAGGAGTGTATTCATATAAATCAAATTCATAATAAGAACTCATATGGGTTTCTTCGTCCTACTCTTCATTTGTAACTTCATGATAAGTAACGTTCTTAGTTATAAAAACTTTAAAGAGATTTATTTCAAAATCTTTTGGCTACTCCAAAGATTGTGTTTTATAGTAGATTTGCATTAAAATCACCTCGAATTATTCTAAAATAATAGTAATTAGTATAAGGTTCAAATCTATTTAAATACTTATACTATAAATTTTTAAATTTTTTAATATCAATCGTCTCCTACAATTATAAAAGTTTTAAATATTCACTAGTATAGTTATATACTTTATTACCATTACTATAAAAGTAACATCTTTTGCTAAGAGACATGATTTTAAATTTCACCTTTATTTTTATAATTGCGGCTGTGCGACTGCCGATATTCCGATTCCGATTACTGACAGTATTATTCAGATTCCAATAGAAAGGTCTACAATTAGTACCATTATTCCATTTACTGCCTAATTGAGACATACATAACCTGTAAGGTTTGTGTACTTTTCAATACTAAAGGGTATCAACAAATTTAAAACCAATAAATTAAAAACTTTTATAAAGGAATCTTAAGCCTAGCTATTTTATCTAGGCTTAAAAATTGATTCCCGAAGACGTTTATCGCCGTGCTAAGTAGGCCGCGCGACAGCCGATATACCGATACCGATCACCGACAGCATAAGCCAGAGTCCAATAGAAAGGCCCACAACCAGTACCAGAATTCCACCAACTGCCTAATGGAGATATACGCAGCCCGCTAAGATTTGGACTGACCCATAACTAATCTCCAACAGGCAATGAACTATTACCACCAACTTCACTAGGAACAAATAACCAATCAAAAGTCTCATCACCGTATCCCATAGCATTTATATATCCATACACATTACTAATGGTAAATCCAGTACTACTGTATCCATTTAAAGTAGTATCATAATTTGTACTGCCAGCAGTTATTGTTGGATTCTCACTATAATTAAAATCATTACATATATAAGGAATTCCACCTTTACAGTTTCCATTGCCATAAATTAACATTCCCTACACAAATTTCCAAATATTACCATAAGGATTTTCTCTTCCTCTATACCTAACACTAGTATATCCATTCGCAGTATAAGTAGTACTCTCTTCTCCTTTAGTTACAATACTTTGAGTAGCTCTACCACTAGATTCTCCAATTGAAGCTGTTGAACCGGTTAAAGCAGAACAGTTATAACTACTATTGTCAGAAACACTAGAAACACCTAAACCAATCTTATTCTAAATATTCATATTTCCATATTCAATCATCATTAGTAATGCTTCAGCGCATTCAATCTAAACTGTACTATTATGCCATCCACTACCTCTATTTTTAGCTAACTATTCCGTATTAGTTCTAGTTAAGTCCTAAGTTAATCCACTAATAGGTTTAACGCCACTAATTGAACTTAATTTATCCGCAGTAAAATCAGCAACCTAAGCATCATTAGTTATATAACTACTTTCGGAAAAGTCATACAGACTTCCCTCATATGCTCCCGTGTAGTAATAATCTACTTCATCTCCATCTTCATTAATAAAAGCAGGGTGGAGCTTAAAACCTACTAGAGGGATGGGACTAATCCAATAATTAGCACAACGTAAATGATATCCGCAACCATCTGACTAGGCTTCCTTACGAACAGGTTCTACTTTATAGTAGAATTTAGGCTATTGAACCATTACCTATCCATTAGAACCATCCTCAGTATAAGAAGAATCTCCATAATAAGCATTTATAGTTCCATCATCAGCTAGATTACAAAGACGACGATTTTTATAGGGTTCTATATCGTTAAAGGTTATTACTCGTCCAGTATCAGGATCAATTAGGGTTGAAGCAAGACCAAGACGAGTAAAAACTTTATTCTCGTAGTCTACTTGAAGACCTAAGGCATAGGCTCGGTCGGTTGATTTAGAATCATCAATCCATTTTTGAATATTGGAATAGAGATTACGACCTACTGTATCTTTGAGGTCATAGACTATGTTGTTATGTGTTATTTTTGATATATCAGACATTTTATCACCTCGTAGATTTTTGGTTATTGATTGGTTGGGAGATATATTAAGCGACTGCCTAAACGTTTGTTTTTATAGCCAACGTCATACATCAGATCCCAAGAGAACGGACCACAACGAGTCCCATCATTCCAGAAACCGCCCAGTAGAGGTAGGTACAGACTACCAAACAGAGGAGTCATCAAATAATCTCCAACTGGTAACGAGCTATTACCGCTAAATTCACTAGGAATAAATAACCAGTCAAATTTTTTATCTTTATAAGCAAAACTATTTATATATCCACCACGTGCTGGAAGCATAAAATTAGTGTTAATATAATACTTGTCTAATGATTCTAAATAATCAAATCCTAAATTAATATAAATAGTTCCACCCTATTGTAAATCACCTCCTGACATTAACATTCCTTCAACAAGTTTATAAATATTACCATAGGAATTTTCCTTACCCCTATACCTAATACTTCCGGAACTGTCAGTTCCACTTTCATTTCCTAAGTTATTAGTTTTTCCATTTATTACTGATAAATTATTATTAGAACCATCATTTGTAATAGTACTAACACCACTACCTAACGTATTCTATAAATTACAACTTCCATATTCAATCATCATCAGTAACTATTCCATTGAAGCAACCTAAATATTGGTAATATGCCAACCTTTGCCTCTATTTTTTGCTAATTTTTCAGCATTAGCTCTAGTTAAACGCTAAGTGTCTCCGCTTATAGGTTTGGCATCACTAATAGAACATAACAAATCACTATCAAAATCTGCAACCTAAGCATCGTCTAATATATAACTACTCTCACTAGTATCATATAAGCTCCCCTCATACGTACTATCCAATATATAGTCAGCTTCCTCTCCTTCCTCATTATAAAAAGCAGGATGTAATCTAAATCCTTCAAAAGCGTAATCACTTACATAATAATTTGCTTTTCTTAAATGATAACATCCATTAACATACTCATCCAATTTCAACGGTTCAACTTTATAATAAAACTTAGGCTAATAAACCATTACCTATCCATTGCTCCCATCCTCTTTAAAATCCGAATCTCCATACCAAGCAAGTATAGTTCCATCATTAGCAACATTACAAACTCTTCTACCTCCATACATATTAAACTAATCAAAATCACTGCCAGCACTTAATCCCTCTGCTGCAGTGAGTCTAGTAAATGTTTTATTCTCATAGTCTACCTAAAGTCCAACGATATAATCATTATTTAATATATGATTAGTTTCTATTGCAATATCATCATAATTATCTCTTAAAAACTGATCTTTTATAAGATAAGACTAATTATCAACTGTGATTTCAGATATATAAGACATCTATTTCACCTCTTTTATTTTAAATGGATTTTAAATCCTAATAATAAGGTAGAATTTTAATAACTAAAATCTAAAACTATATTTTTAAATCAAAATTTTAATTCTACGTTGCGCCGCGGTATCATAATTTTTTCCCTTACATTGCACCGGCGCCCTTTAAAATTTTCCTAATGTAGATTTTTATAAGGTTAAATCTAAAAAGTTGCTATCGCGACGCAGTATAAAAAAAATAACCGACATTAGAAACGTCGGTTATCATTTGAACTATTCAATCCACTATTCATAAGTTTCAAATTCTTTATAAACTCCTTCTTGATATTTCTTATTTCTAATATTAATCAAAGCCTAATTTTTCTTATCCTATGAGTATAAATTAGCAACACTTTCAAATTTCTAATAAAATCTTTTAAAATTTTCTTTAAAAGTCTATATATACATTTCATTATCTTTATCTCTCCATTCCTTTTTTTGCATATCATAATAACAATTTAAAATAAAACTATAGGAAATTAACTCAGCATGTTCTAGCATATTTCTTCTTATTAATTCCTCACATAATGCCATTGTACTATTAATCATATTTGACATAGTTTTTAATAAATATTTTTTATCCTTTCTACAAACAGAATCAGCTCTATATTTCCACAAATAAAAAACTTCTTTACAATACCTAATTCTATTCTCTTTAGCGCAAGCGCGGCAAAGATAATTAAAATAAGAATCTTCATGAATAGTTAAATTACTATTCCAAAATATTCTATTTTTAATTAAAAATTCTCTTCTATAGACTTTTCCATGAACAAAAGTCGCATCATTTTCATGATTTATATAAATATATTTTCCATCTTTAAAAATTTCCTCGCTAAAAGTAGATACAAATACATCAAATTCCTACTCAATCGCCTAAAAAATTAAATAGATTCCACAATTATTAAGAAAAATATCATCTGCGTCACAAAACATTACATAATCTGCTGATGCCGCGGCGAGACATATATTTCTAGTTCCAGATACACCCGTATGCTAATTAGTATAATATTTAATCTCATAAGGATATGATTCTAAAAAATCATCATCAAGTATTATATTACTTCCGTCATTAACAATAATAACTCCAATCTCATTCAAATCAATTCCCTACTAAATCATTATACTATCAAGCATGGGTTTGATAATATCTTCTGTTTCTTTATACTAAGGAATAAGTATCTGTAATTTCATTTAAATCCTCCTCTATATTAAACCTAAATTAAAAATAAAGGCGACAATTTCTTGCCGCCTTAAATCCATAAATATCTCTATTATACTGTAGGTGCAGAAGTTGAACCAGATACAGTAATAGTAGAAGCAGTACCGCTAAAGGTAGCAGAGCTAACTGTAACTCCAGAAAGAACTGAAGTGCTACTAAATGTAGGCATTGCTCCAGCACTAAAGGTCGTAGAACCTACAACAGTTGCATTGCTAAATGTAGGCATTGCTCCAGCATCAAAAGTAGTAGAACCTACAACACTACCAGAATTAAATGTAGGCATAGCACCCTAAGTAAATGTAGCAGAGCCAATTACTTCGCCTTCTTTAAATGTAGGCATAGAACCAGCAGTGAAAGCAGTTGTTGCAACTACATTACTTGTAGTAAATGAAGGCAGCGTACCAGCACTAAATCCATTCTCAGCAAGAGTAAATATCAGATTCTCTCCATTTACACTTGCAGTTAGAAGAGAAGCAGAAAAGGCAGGTAGCGTACCTTGAGTAGCTGTTGCGATAACCTCAGTACTAGTAGAAGTAAACGTAGGAAGAGTACCAGCAGTAGAAACTCCAGTTAAAACAGAAGCGTTAGTAGGAGTAAAGGTAGGTAAAGTACCGGCGGTAGAAACACCCGTTAAAACAGTAGCTTCGGTAGCTTCAAAAGTAGGAACTGTACCACCGTTGGTTACCTAACCTATAACAGTAGCTTCAGTAGCTTCAAAACTAGGAGCAGTACCTTCATCAGTTACCTGAGCAATAACAGTAGCGTTAGTTGGACTGAGTACAACGCTTACAGAGCCTTCAGGTGTATAATCCGCACTAGCAGTATCATTATAAGCTAAATCACCAAGCCAATTTGCAGCAGCACTTAAATCACCAAATAATGACCAAGCTTCACCATCATAAATAAATTCCTATGCAACTGTTTTTTCCTAAAGAGTGCCAGCATTAAACACCTTATTATAAATTACAATGTCACCCTTTTTAGCAGTTACATCTTTACCACCAATAGCAACTACAGCAGAAGTTGTTCCATCTTCTATTGCAGTTGTAGTAACACCTAAGAATTGAGTATAAGCAGAAAGCTTATCAATCTCATCTCTTGCTTCCTTATCCTTTATGTAGACTATATCTCCATTAGGTAAGGTTACTTGCGAAATATTATTCTTAGTAGAATCCCAAGCAATTGCCATTTAAAATCATCTCCTTTTAATTAGTTGTAAAAATTAAATTTTCCCTTCCTGGGTCTATAGAACATGAAACCTTATTATTCCATGATTCTTTCTCTTCTTCAGTTACAAGAACTAAATTATTCAAGGCGTTAACTATATCCTAATCAACAAAGTATAAATCTTTTACCTAGTTAACTCCATTACCAATTTTAATTCTTGGAACATTCTATCCATCTACCGTAGTAGCATCAGAATAAACATATAATGTACCTTTCTAACTAATTTCTGAATAATTCTTCCACTCATCAGTTGTTTTATATAAAACATCAATTTTTGCAATCTCTGAAAGTTCATCAACTTTCTCATTTAATTCCTATACCTAGGATACTATACCAGTTGTTGTACCAGAACCATTTAATATAGCCTGAATCTATTCAACTGCTTCAATTATTGAAGAAATATCTCCACTAGTAACAGAATTTGAATTTAAATAATGTGGATCAATAGTGTCATCTCTCCCCCTTCCTTCTCTTAAATATATATTCAATGCACCCACCTCCATCCGAAAATTTTATTCTCTTTTTATTAAGTAGAAAAAGAAAAGGTTTAACTCTAAGAAAAAGATTAAACCTCAATCGCAATTTGAAGTTCTCTTACGATTTTACTAATTTCAATTGCTTCTTCTAAAGTATGAATAGCAATCTCGATTGTATCACCTTTTAAAAATCGACCACTTAAAAGTCCGATTAAAGACTTTCCATTTATAATACGTCCATCATGAATACAAAGAAAAACTTCATGAGGAATTTTATTTAAACTCCAATTAAACTAAGAAGCGGTACGTCCAGTTAAGTCTTTTAGTAGTTTATAGGCTCTGATGACCATTCCTTACATCCCTCCTTAATATTAAATTTTCTAAAAATTAAGTAGATAATTGAAATATTTTCTCTAAAGATTAATTATTAGTCTTACAATGCGCCGCGGTATCATATTTTTATTACCACAATAACATTTTATTATATTTTTCTTATTAAGATCCTATATCAAGAGGTCTTAATGGCGTCATGGTAGAAAGTATAATAATTATAATATTATTAGACTTGCCATTAATATTTTTTACTTATAAATAGGTATAAATAATTGACTTTATAGAGAATATATATTATATTAAAATAAAATAAATTTTAAGAGGTGAGATTAAATTGCCTAGTTATGAAAATTTCATAAATTATTGTAAAGCAGCACACGTGGATCATATTGAAGTAAAAATTAATTATGATGATTTAAATGATTTTAAACCAAATGGCCAATGGGTGTCAAGAGCAAAGGCAAAAGAGTTATTATAGACCAAAGAAATAATTAGTATGGAAGTTTTTGAGCATTATTATAATGCTTTTATGGAAACTCAAATTGCTTTCTTTGTGCCAGATGGAACCCCGAGTGGAGGAGGGACAATTAATTTGATTATACAAGGAAAATCACTTGATTCAATACTTTCAAATATGACCAAAAGTGAAGCAGCGGAATATTTGGAGGGTTTATAGGAAAATGGAGTAATTTTAGAACCTGATGAGAATGATGTGGTTACTGTTCCTATAAGTAATGATTTATTTATATAGAATGCGATTTAGTATACTGAAAGAGGCGGCGGGCCGGATTTTTCTTATGAAACTAAGACATTGGATTTACCATTAATTGGTGGTATAAGAGTTTTTAACTAGGAAGTTAAAGATGAAGTTATTGCTAAAGGAATGGTTTGTATTAATGCTATGGAATTGACTAGTATTGATGAAGAGACTAGTGATAGTACGGAGTAGAATAGAAAATTTAAAGATACAAGTGTTTTTGGAGTTTTAGAAAAGAAAGTTAAGAACTTAATGGGAGAGAATGAGACTATTGAAGGAGTTAAAATTCCGTGGTTGTATTCTCAGATTGGAACGCAAAAGGTTGTTGAAGATACGTCTGGAACAGATAGCAATCGTATAAATTATAGTATTACATATCACAATACAGGACTTTCATACTCAAATAATATAACTACAATATCAATAACAAATGTTTCTTTTTCTAAAAATAATTATCAATATAGAATAATAGGTAAAATACATTTATACAATTCTTCGTTCTATTTAGAATATATTATAAAAAATATTTATAAATTATCTGCATATCTAAGTGCATATATACGTCCAGATTATGATGGTACTCATAAATTTTTATCTTATGTAGGACAGTTTCCATTCTTTACGTGTCAGAGTTACGGAGGTTACACTCAACCTCAAATTGCAAGTTAGAATGATAGTACTTTTGTATCCGCTCTTAGAGATATAAAATATAAAGTAAGACCTTTTGTTATAGGTATAGTTCCATTAATTACCACTTTCTATCCAACAGACGCTCCCTCATGCGAATGTTATTTTCTTCCAGTGGCTTTTGATATAAATGGTAAAATAATAAAGCCAGATAGCCCAGTTATCTATGAAGGAAATAAAATTTCAGAAAATTATGATACTGTTCCAGACACTTGTCCTTTTTATCAAAGTGCAATAACCACTGATAATAGTGTAGTCTCTAATACTTGTAAAGGAAATCTTCTTATGCTTGGATACCTGCCAATGACAATAGCAGAAAGAGACTATGTAACATCACAAGATTATATTATAGCACCAACAGATTGGATACCAGATGGATACTTAGACTCTTCAACTCCGTAAGGTGATTATATGGAATTAACTTATGAACAATTAATTCAAAAAGCCCCACATAAATTTGTAGGGTCTTTAATTAAACATAATTAGTTTAATATTGGTAAGTAATTGCCACTTCACTAAGTAATTAGTGTCGAATAACTCCTCTAATTGCTGGAAAACCGTAAAGCTAACTATACTACAACATAAATTTGAAATATAGTTAAATGTGAATGTTACGAAAGTAGAAAAAAATAGTTAGATAGCATATGGCGTAAGTCTAAGTGTTTTAATAATCGGCAATCAGCAGCCAAGCTCCGAATAGGAGAAGGTTCGACGGTCATTCCGAGAGGAAGTAGGATTCAAGTGAATCTGAAATGGGGAGAATCCTTAGTAATAAGGATCGTGATATGACCTATGCTTTATCGAAAGATAAAGAATTAATTATGTTAAATATTTGACTTATTTCAAAACTTATGATATAATATATTTAAAGTATAAGGCTTAATATAATATATTATAAGGAGGTGAGTTAAATGTTAAAAGGTTGTAAGTTTAGAATCTATCCAACCAAAGAATAGGAAGAAATTTTATTTATCTACTGTAAATATTCTCACATAATGAGAAATTTTCTTATAGGAAAATTTAAAAATAAATTACCTAATGTTAGCTCTTATGGAATTATTGGTTATAAAGAAGAAAACCTTATAAATGATTTTTAGCCAGAAAAATCACTACCTAAGCGTTTATACAGAGGAGTTCTTTATAATTATGCTAATTCTGTAAAAAGAGTTTATAAAAAGTTGAGTAAATAGCCTAAATTTCATAAATATAATCCAAATAAACAATCATTCTATTTACCTTCATAGATACTAAAAATCAGTAACAATTTTAAAATTAAGCTACCCGCTGCTTAGGGATTTAGTGTCAAAGGTAAATCACAGATAATAGTTGATAGGGAATATATAGCTAAATTTAATATATCAGAGATTAAAGAACCGAGATTCAAATATAAATCTGGTAAATGGTATATTACAGGTAGTTACAATGTTTCTGAACCTATTAAGCAGAATAGTTTGACTACTATAGGTCTTGATTGGGGAATAAAGAATTTTATGACTACTTCAACTGGAGAATTTATAAATTATCCTAAAACAGTATTAAGAGAATTTTACAGAATAAATAAACTAAAATCTTTAAGAGATAAAAAAAATAGAAATTCTAATAATTGGAATAAGTTAAATAATAAAATAACTTTAGCTTATGAAAGATTTGAGAATTTAAAGAAAGACTTTATTGAGCAGACAACAACAAAATTATGTAGATGTAATAATATAGCAATAGAAGACTTGACTAATGCTAAGATTAGAATGTCTAATAAGAATAGAAGGAGATTAATCCAAATTAATCCTTTAAGTAGATTTACAGATACCTTAAGATGGAAATGTCAGAAATTTGGAACAGATTTATATGAAGTGAATCCTGCTTATACTTCTTAGACTTGTAGTTGTTGTGGAAATAGAATTAAATTAGCTCTTAAAGATAGAACTTTTAAATGTTCTTGTGGCTTAGAGGTAGATCGAGATATTAATGCAGCAATTAATATTGCCGCAAAGAGTGTTTGTGGCACTCTTTAAAAACCATAACATGGTTAATTACTTAGTCTAACGAACTAAGTTACTAACACAGAGTGATGCTTAGCGTATAAAAAATATGCTTGATGTATATAAAGATACGGAAAAAATTCATTTTATACCAGACGAAGAAGGTAGTAATACAACAATAAAATATATAAAAAATGAATTCTAGGCTTATGCATAGCATTAGTTTCAATATGAATTAACTCCAATTACTATTACAGTTGATGGGACTGATTATTAGACTTTTCCTTAGACATTTACAATATATAAAGATATTAGAACAGAAATTAATAATAATAGCACTTATACACTAAATAATGATACCTATTCTTTCAATATTATTAATAATGAAAATACAACGATTGAAATGGACAGTTCCTATTTTGAACAAGGCGATACTTCTGAAGGTAATAATGTTCCTTCTACAACAGTTATTAGGTCTATTAATCATCTCTATTTGCCAGAAGATACTACAGAACTTTATTATAAAATAAATATGACAGATAATACTAAAACTTATAGAATTTGGTACTGTTATTATGCCAAATCAGGTTCATATGTAAGCGGAGGATCGTGGGTAAATATTCCAACGGGAACAGACGAATATATTACTTGTACTATACCAGCTAGTGCTCGTCCAATAAGTAGTATACGATTTTTAATTGGTTATCGAAGTGGAAGCACTATTTTACCAGATGTTATTGATAATTTTATTGTAAAACTTCCCAGTAATTATACTATAGACATAAATAAAAATGATACATTAGAAACATCACTAACATTATCAGATTCAAATGCTTCTTTTTATATAGATACAGATAGTACAACACATAATGTAACCTTTTATTCAACAGGAGATAGGGGAACAACTACATTATACGACTTTAATGAGCCAGGGCCTTCTTATACCTATACAATGGATAATAAGTTATATACAATTGCAGATACAAATTTAAATTCTAATAACAATCCGTCTTATACTATAATCTAAAAGCTATTCAAAAATGAATAGCTTTTATTCTTCGCCGTGCTTCCATATTTTAGTAAAAATTGAAAAATTTAGTAGGCCGGCGTAACAAGGCTTAAAACAAAATAAAAGTATTATAGTTAAATACTATAACACATTGTAGATTAAAATATTTGAAAAAGAATCAAAATTTTTGTATAATATAATTATACAAAAGATTAAAGTATTTTATAAATAACTAAATCTTAAATTGAAAATATTAAAGAAAAAATGAAAATTAAATACTAATTGTAGGAGTGAAGTAATGTTTAATAATTTAAAACGAATGGATAATCATGCACATAGTGAATATTCAAATGAACGTTTAATAGATAGTATTAATCGCATTCCTGATATGCTTAAAGCGGCCAATAAACTTGGATATTCTGGTATTACACTAACTGATCATGAGACTCTAAGTGGACATGTTGAAATGCTTCAAGTAGAAAAACAATTAAAAAAAGAAGGGATAATTCCAGAGACATTTAAATGTGGTTTAGGTAATGAAATTTATCTTGTAAAGGATAGAAATAATATAGAAAGATATTGGCACTTTATTTTAATTGCAAAAAATAATACTGGATTAAGAGCTTTAAGAGAATTAAGCTCTTGTGCATGGTATAATAGTTTTTCTTCAAGAGGTATGTTACGTGTACCTACTGAAATGAAAGAACTGGAAAAAATTGTTAATAAATATCCCAATTGTTTAATTGCTACCAATGCATGTATAGGTGGATTTATTGGCGGACGAGTATTATCGTTAATAAAAGCAGAAAAAGATGGGATTGAAGAAGAAATTAATGAAATAAAAGCAGATATAGATGATTTTATTAAATGGAATTTAAATCTTTTCAAAGATGATTTTTATTTTGAAATTGCCGCAGGGCAATCAAAAGATCAAAGAGCGTTTAATCAGAGAGTTAAATCTATAATATCTGCCTATAAATTAAAAGCAATTGTAGGTTCCGATGCTCATTATCTTACCGCCGCGGAACGACCTGTTCACAAGGCTTATTTAAATTCTAAAGATGGAGAAAGAGAAATTGATGAGTTTTATTGGGATGCTCATTTTATGTCCATTGAAGAAGAATTTGAAAATTTAAGAGATTTTTATTCAGAAGAAGAATTTATTCAATTTTGTAATAATTCAATGGAAATTTACAATAAAATTGAAAATTATAATATTGAGCATAAACCTATAATTCCAGAAGTAGAAGTAAAAAATTATCCTAAAACACATTGTCTTGATGTATTATCTTATCCAACCTTATCTTATCTTTTTGAAAGCGATGAAATTCAAGAAAGATATTGGATTAATCAATGTTATGAAACATTGAAAAAGAAAAATCTTTTAAATGATAAATATTTGCAGAGGCTTGAAGTAGAAGCTGATATCATTAAAACGGTTGGAACAAAACTGGATAATATTCTATATAAATATTTTAATACATTTCAACATTATATTGACCTTTTCTGGGAATGTGGTTCAATTGTTGGCCCTGGTCGAGGGAGTGCAGTATGTTTTTTATCTAATTATTTGTTAGGCATAACTCAACTTGATCCTCTTGAATGGAACCTTCCGGAATGGCGCTTTCTAAATAAAGAACGTGTTGAACTGCCTAAACTTTAATATTGGGCAGTATAAAATAGGTGAACACACTCAGTGGTGTCTGCTACTGCAGGCTAACGGTAGAAGTGGAATAAGGCTAAGCGCGAAGCAGCTTCGTAAGAGAGCCTACGGTCCAGTAATGGATAGCAGGTGATACCGTGCCAAGATTAAACAAAATCTATTTTTCTGGAAAAGTTGAAGATTTCTTCTCATTTTAGCACTTATTATTGAGGTGATATAATGGAAAAAGAAATTAAAAACTTCCCTGGATATACAATAACTGATGATGGAAAAGTTATTAGTTATAAATTTAAAGAGCCAAGAGTAATGAAAACTTGGCTACAAAAATCTGGCTATGAAAATATTAAATTATGTAGAGATAATATAACTTATCATTTCTTAATACATCGTTTGGTCGCTGAAGCTTTTATACCAAATCCAAATAATTTACCCGAGATAAATCATAAAAATAAAAATCGTAGTGATAATAGAGTAGAAAATTTGGAGTGGTGTAATAGAATTGATAACTTACATGATAGCTATACTACATTAAGTGCAACAAGAAATTTTAAAGAATGTGTCTTAATAAAAGAAAGTGACAACTCAATAATAGGAACTTTTCAATCTATTAAGGCAGCAGCAGAATATGCAAATGAAAAATTTAATTGTAGTATAAGTGGAATGAGAAAGAATCATAAGTCCAGAGGTTATAGATTAGAGTTTAATAAGGTGTAACGACTAAATTGACATTATGTCAGAGAGAAGTGGAGATGAGTACCACTTCGTAGTGCCTATTATGGATAAAAAAAATCCTAAAGAGATAGTCTATTCCCCTAACAAATATCGGGAAACCGAGGGTGTAAAAAGGATATAGATATTGATTTAGCACCTTCCAAGCGTAAAGAAATATTTAAAAGAATCAGAGAAGAACGTGGAGAACTTAATGTGCTTCAAGTGTGTACTTTTGGGACAGAAGGCACACGTAGCGCTATTGCCGCGGCAGGAAGGGGTTATAGAAGTAATAAGTACCCAAATGGGTTAGATGTAGAAACAACTCAATATTTATCTAGCTTAGTTCCAGTAGAAAGAGGTTTCCTTTGGACAATAGATGAAGTAATCAATGGCAATGCTGAAAAAGATAGAAAACCAATTCAAACTTTTATTAATGAAATCAATAAATACCCTGGATTACTAGAAATTATTCAGTCTATTGAAGGGTCAACTTTCGGCCCTGTAACACACTTTTTCTCTTAATCAAGAGGGTATATCTTAAAGATATGCTAACGGGGAAACCTAGAGCCCTGTCGTGAGACATAGGTATGGCAATCCCGTGGGAAGATTTTCGGAAAAAATTTCGTTGAGTATCACATCTTATTAGAGTTTTATCTGAATGATAATACTTTTAAATGGAGGTGGTACATATGTACTATATTTATGGATACAGAAATAAAATAACTGATAAATGGTACGTGGGTTAGACAACTATGAAGTTAGAAGAAAGACACCGATTACATTTATCAGGAGCAACGCATCCAAAGGCTTCTGACTATAATAGTTTATTTCATAAGAAAATTCGAGAATATGGTATAGAAAATTTTGAATTAAATATTCTTGAAGAAACTAATAATAAAGAAGACTTAGATGAATTAGAAAAAAAATGGATAAAAGAAAAGCATAGTTTTATTCGAGATTTAGAAAAAGGAGGATATAATTTAACCGCAGGGGGTCAAATAAGAAAGACCAATGAAGATTTTTGGGATAGCCGCTGTGTTTTTAATAAAGACCAAGTTTTAGAAATAATTGATTTATTAAAAAATACAAACATAGAACAATCTAAAATTGCTGAAAAATATGGAGTTAGTCGCTCAGTTATTTATTCCATTAATAGTGGACGAACCTATAGAATATTAGATGAAACAGAATATCCTTTAAGAGCAAATAAATCAAAGAAGACTAATAATGATGATGTATTATTAATTATTGAATTGTTAAAACAAGGTTATTCAAATGTAGAAATTAGTAATATGCTGCAAAACAGAGTTACACCTAGTGTTGTTTCTTCTATTAATATGGGAACCAAACATAAGCAAGAAGGCATTGTATATCCTATAAGAACTAAAAATAAATTAACTTTATCTAGAGAACAAAAAGCAGTTAAAATTAAAGAATTATTAAGAGAAGGAAAGTTAAACAATAAAGAAATCTCAGATATAGTTAATTGCGACCCCTCAGTTGTCTCTAATATAAACTATGGAAAAACCTATTATGATAAGAACGAAATTTATCCTATCCGAAAATAACCTGTATCGACTATGGCGAGTCAATTTGCCAGTAGATGTATTATTGATACATACATCGAAACGGGTGTGGGCTTTATGTTTACGTAAAGCTTAAGATATAGTCAGTACCATTGGAAACAATGGATTTATACGTGAAATGTAAACGTGGACAGCATGCAAGTGGAGTAATACTTTATAATAAATCTCCCTTTGAAACAAATGCAATCATGAGAAGTCCAAATGGAGATTTAACAACTCAATATGATCTTCATCAATCGGAGAGTTTAGGTGACGTGAAGTATGATTTCCTGGTAACTGAAATTTGCGATAAATTAACCGTATGCATTGAATTACTTCAATCAGATGGTGTACTTAATCCAAATAAATCTCTTCGAGAAATTTATGATGAATTACTTCATCCGTCCATTTTAAATCTCAAAGATAATAGGATATGGGATGCATTAGCTGAAGGCTCTGTTCTTGATGTATTTCAATTTAGCACAGGAGTAGGGCTAGCAACGGCAAAGCAAGTAAAACCTAAAAATCCAACAGAATTAACTTCTGCAAATGCGTTAATGAGACTAATGGGAGAAAAAGGAAAAGAACGCCCACTAGACAGATATTGTCGATTAAAGTCGAATATGAATTTTTGGTATGATGAAGTTCATAATGCAGGATTAACAGAGGAAGAAATAAAAATTATTGAACCTTATTATTTACCAAACTATGGAGTTCCAGCAAGTCAGGAAGACTTAATGTTAGTATGTCTTGATCCTAAAATTGCCCATTTTACTTTAAAAGAAGCCAATGCTGCGAGAAAGACAGTTGCAAAGAAAAAAATAAATGAAGTTCCTTTGTTGAAAGAAAAATTTATTAGTCAATGTCCTTCACGTAATTTAGGAGAATACGTATGGGAAACAACAATGGAACCACAAATGTCGTATGCTTTTGCAAAGCCTTGTCGTGGGGCTTACACACTTAACCGTTAATCAGCGGGGTTCTATATAATTAAAAGCCTAAATCCTAACCAGATAAGGCAATATAGAGCTAACGAGGGTAAAATCTCGTGATAAATGGAAGAGTTCTTTCCTAAAAAGGAGGAACTTAGATGTTATATATTTATAAATTTACAAATCAAATTACTGGAAAAACTTACATAGGTTAGACCAATAATATTACCAAAAGAAAAAATGGTCATAAATCAGAAAGTTTCAATCCGAATGCTTCTGGATATAATTTACCTTTTCATTGTGCTATTAGAACATATGGATGGGAAAATTTTAAATTTGAAATTATTGAAGAAATTCCAGATGAAAAAGGAAGAGAGTATTTAAATGAAAGAGAAATTTATTATATTAAAAAATACTCTTCTCTTATCTCAGAAAATGGTTATAATTTAACTACTGGCGGCGAAGGATGTGCGAAACCAGCAAAAACTTTTGAAGAGAGATGCGCTTGTTCAAAAGTATTAACTGAACAAGAGATTCGTGATATTCAAGATATGTTATATAATTATTATTCATATCCTGAAATCCTAGAAAAATATCCAAAATTAAGTGATTCATTTCTTACTAATATAAATACTGGTCTTAATTTTAAAAGAGATGATATAAATTATCCTATAGCCGCTTATCACAGTTCTTTTTCTAAAGAATAGCAAGATAAAATATTCTCGGAAATTATTGATGGAGTGTCTTATTCAGAAATATAGAAAAAATATAATATTTCTCCAGCTTTATTGAGTCAAATTAATAACGGCACTCAATGGCACAGAAGGGAATTAAAATATCCTTTATCTATAAGGGTAAAGTCTACTGACTGGGTAAATGAATGCTTTAAAGATATAATTTTTGAAGAATATACTTATAAACAACTTGCTAAAAAGTATGGAGTTTCTGAACATACTGTAAAAGCATTAAGTCAAGGAGTGCATCACCATAAAGATGAATTTAAGTATCCATTAAAAGCTAATAAAAAAGAAAATCAAAAAATTTATAAAGAACTCTTCTAAATATTGTATCGACTATCCCGGGTTAGACTGGGAGTACATTTACTATTGATACGTAAATGGAAACAGTGTGAAGATACCAGTTGGTTACTGGAGCAATATCTTTAAGAAATAGTCAGTCGAGGGCTCTCGCCCTCTAAACGCACGCATTAGCTTATTCATTTGTGGGCATACAAACTTTAGTTCTTGCAACAAATTTCCCTCAAATTTATTGGAATTGTGCTTGTTTAATAGTAAATGCAGGTGGAACGGATTTATTGGAAATTGATATTAATGATGAAGAGAATGAAAAGAAAAAAAATAAGACAAGTAATTATGGAAAAGTAGCAAAAGCAATAGGCGAATCAAAGAATAAAGGTATTATAGTATTACCGCCAGATATAAATAAATCTGAATTAATATTTAGGCCAGATGCCTCTCGTAACGCAATTCTTTATGGATTAAAGGGATTAACTAGGATAGGCACTGATTTAGTTTATACGATTTTTTCTAATAGACCTTATTCTTCAATTGAAGATTTTATGGCTAAAGTAAAAGTTAATAAGACTCAAATGGTTTCACTTATTAAAGCAGGCGCTTTTGATTCTTTATATAATAATTCTAGAATAAATGTAATGGAGCATTATTTAAGATTAGTTGCTGATCAAAAGAAACGTATAACTCTTCAAAATATGCAAATGCTCATTGAAAAGCAAATGATTCCAGAAACTTTAGATTATGAACGTAGACTTTTTAACTTTAATAAATATTTAAAGAATTTTAAAGATGGTCTATATTACAACCTTGATACACGTGGCTTTAATTTTTACAGTGCTTTTTATCCAATCGACAAACTTGAAGAAGTAAACATTAATGGTAATACTAAAACTGCAAAAATTAAACAGTCTATATGGGATTCTATTTATAAAAAAGGAATGGATCCAGTAAGAGACTGGATGAAAACTAATCAACAAGAAATCCTTACAGATCTTAATAATTGTCTCTATCAAGAAATTTATAATAAATATGCGTATGGAAACATTTCTCAATGGGAAATGGAATCATTAAATTTTTATTATCACGAACATGAATTAGAAAATCTTAATAATAAAGCCTATGGAATAGTAGATTTCTTCAAATTGCCAGAAGAGCCAGAAGTAGATAGAAAATTTATCACTAAAGACGGTTCTGAAATTATTATGTATCAAATTAATCGTATTGCAGGAACTATTATTGATAAAGATAAAAATAAATCTACAATAACATTATTAACTACTAGCGGAGTTGTAACAGTTAAAATTTGGAAAAATCAATTTGCGAAATGGGACAAACAAATATCCGCAAAAGGAGAAGACGGAAAAAAGCATGTGTTAGAAAAATCATTTTTAGCACGAGGTAATAAATTAATCATTACTGGTATTCGTCGTGGTGATAATTTTATTCCTAAAAAATATAAATCAACAGAACTTCCTTTATTTGAAAAAATAGAAGAAATAGAAAATGGTCTTATAACCCGTTCTTCAACTGAAAGACTTGAATTAGAGGAGGATATTATATGAATATTGCTTTATATGATATTGACTTATATCATGCGCCAGTACGTCATAAACCTAATCTTGAGCTTATGAAAACTTATAATTATTATTATAAAAGTAATCATAAAGTAACTCTTGTAAAGCCTAGTGATGACCTCACTAGGTTTTCTAAGGTTATTTATTTTAAAGATGCTCACTTTAATTATTTTCCAAAAACAAATTTAAGTGAAAGTAAGGTTATTCTTTATGGCCAGGGGTTTTATAATTATTTTGAATCTCTACCTCTCCATATTCATAATTCCCCACCTTCCTTTCTTCCTTATGACCTTGTATATGAAAAAATTACAGGGATTAAATATGAACATTTAAAACAAAATTCAATTATACGACTTGAAAACAAAGATATAACAGGTTTTAAAGAAAGTTCAAATTCAATTTATTTTGTTGACCAAGATATTACTTCATTAGATTTCTCAGACTTTTTTCATGAATATCATAATTATAATTTTTATTTCTACAATGCGCCGCGGTGTCATAATTTAAAACAATTTGAAGAAATGGAGAAATTTAGTAATTTAATCAGAACCTCAATTTCTATTGATTTTAAATATGACAAAGACTTTGTAGAGAAGTATCAAAATTCTATTGCTTATCCTTGTTATCCAATAGAAGATGAAAATGATGATATGATGGTGCAGCGTATAATAAAAACAATTCTTTTATTAAAAAAGAAAAATCTAAGATTTAAGACAAGAGTTGCCTATATAAAAAAGAATACACTCTTAAACTATATTGTAGATTGGGGATGCGCTGCAACATCATTAAGTTATTTTGAATATTATAAAGACGTTCCTACTGCAATTAATTTAGCGGATGCTACGCCGGCGCAATGTAGATTATTATTAAAAACAAAACCTCAAAATGGAGTATTTGATTTTACTTAAAACCTGTGTTATAATTATTATAATAAATAAAAGGAGGCTTTATTTTGGAAGGAAATGAAATAAAAGATAAATTAAATATTGCTAAATATAAATTAAATATAAAAGAGCATGAATTAGCAAAGATTAAAGTCCATACTTTTGCATATAATCCAAAAATTACTGAGCTAATGCTTGATATTAAGAATCTTAAGCAAGAAATTAAAAATTTGGAGGAACTTGTGGATGAGTGATAATAACAATGGAATGGTATCAATTTTTGATGAAAATGGTAAGCTAAAAACAAAAGAGTAGTTTACCGAAGAAATGGGAAATATTTATGATGAATGTGTAGATAATATAAATTCTCATGAATGTAATCGTGAAGATATAACAATTTTTGATATTTTAACAAATCCAGAAACGTAGACTGACACAGAAAATGCTTTTCTGAATCATGATTATTACGAACGAGCAATTTATATTGATGGAGAAATAACTTCTGAAATGGCTACAAAAATTTATAAAAAAATTCGTTTTTATAATAAAATGGATATTGTTGATGGCACACCTATTGAATTACGAAGCCCAATAAAGATTTTAATTAATTCTACTGGTGGAGATTTAGATGCCTCTTTAAGTATCGTTTCAGCAATAAAAACATCTAAAACTCCTATTTATACTTATAATATTTGTAGAGCTTGTAGTGGAGCTTTCTTCATACTAATAGCAGGTCATAAGAGATTTGGTTTGCCATATACTACTTATCTGTATCATGAAGGTAGTTGTGGAAATTATGCGGATGCACATAAATTTATAAACTTTGCTGATTATTATGTTGGGCAGCTAAAGTAGATTAAAAAATTAGTTCTTTCTAACACTGAAATAACAGAGGAAGATTATGAACATCACCGTAAAGATGACTGGTGGTTTTCTGCTGATGAAGCATTTTTATATAATGTTATAGACGATATAGTTGAAGATTTTGAAGGAAAGGAGGCAGAGGATTAATGGCGAATATTGATATAAATGAAAAGAAAGTTTTGGATAATTTTAAAGAAGTTCTTTCAAATGGTAATAGCAGTCCACAGGATATTGATCAGTTTATTAAGATAATGGAACTTCCCGATGAAGACTTTGATAGAATGTATCCTATTATGAAAGAAAGAATGGAAGGAATTTATAACAATCCAGCTTATGAAAAAGAAATTCTTGATAATTTAAAGATGGAAATGCTACGTGATTCTAATTTCAACATAGACGAGCAGGCTGCCGCCGCAAGAGATTTTATAAAAACAATTGAGGAAGAGGAATTTAGCCAAAATAAGAAAGATTTTTTGAAGTTTATCCTTGAAAATGCAGTTCTTAAATTTATTGAAATTTATAACAATCCTCGTGAGAAGATTAATGTTAAGATTGAAAAGATAGACCCAAATGCTTCAATTCCTACATATGCACATCCTCTTGACGCGGGAGCAGATATTAAGGCTCTTGAAGAAACAATTATAGGCGCCGGCGAAACAAAGATAGTAAGAACCGGTATTAAGGTAAGCGTTCCTAGAGGATATGAAATTCAAATTAGAGCACGTTCAGGACTTAGTGCAAAGACAGGATTAAGACTAGCCAATGGAATAGGCACTATTGACTCAGGGTATCTGGGAGAGATAGGTGTTATTCTTCACAATACTAGCTCAGAGAGTTATACAATTAACGCAGGAGATAAAATTGCTCAAATGACAATTGCTCCTACTCCTATGATTATTTGGGAAGAAACTACAATTAACGATGAAACTGATAGAGGAGAAGGCGGCTTTGGCTCGACGGGTGCTTAATGGGTAAGATTAAATATGAAGAAGTTAAAGCTTCAATAGAAGATGCCGGTTGGTAGTTAATTTCCAAAGAATATGTGAACCTTAAAACAGGATTAGACATAAAGTGCCCTAATGGACATTCTATAAATATGACATATAAAGATTGGAGAGATGCAACAATACATGAATGTCCATTATGCATTAAATAGCCAATAAATAAAATAAATGAAAAATCTCCAAGAAAAAAAGGTAAAAGAATTTTAGCTTTAGATTAGTCAACTCATATATCAGGATGGAGTATTTATGAAAATGATAAGTTGATAAATTATGGAGAGTGGACTGCACCTGGAAATAATTCTGTAGAAAGAATTTTTTAGGTAAAAAATTGGGTTGTCTATATGATAGAAAAATTTTTTATTGATTCTTTAGTGTTAGAAGATATATAGTTACAGAAATTTTCTTTAGAACAAGGCGGAGAATCAGCGGCTGTATTGACTTTTAAAACATTAGCTCATCTCCAGGGTGTTCTAGAAAATTTATGTTACGAAAAAAGTATCCCTTGTGTCATAGTAAGTCCTGCCACTTGGAGAAATCATAATCATATAAAAGGAAGGACAAGAACAGATTAGAAAAAAAGTGCTTAGCTTAAAGTTTAGACAATTTATGATATAAAAGTTAGTACAGACACAAGTGATGCCATCTTGATTGGTAGATGGGCAGCAATGTAGTCTAAACAAGAAGTAATTGAATTTTAATAGAAGGTGAATAAAATAAAAGGATTTGATTTAACTGATCAAGATTTTGACTATTGGCATGTTATTGAATTGGATGAGGAACTTACTAAAATAAGAAAACGAAAATATTGGAAATGCCAATGTAAATGTGGAACTTTAAAAAGTGTCAGATAGGAAGATTTAATATCAAAACGCTCAAAAAGTTGCGGTTGTATGCGTAAAGTACAAGCTCATCAAATTTATAATTTTTTAGAAACAATTGAACGAGATTTTGAAAAAGAAGCACAACGAGCTTGTAGTAATAGTATTTGGAAATGTAAATGTTTAAAATGTGGAAATATAACTTCTGTTTCTAGTGCAGATTTAAAGTCAGGACATACTAAAAGTTGCGGATGTTTAAACAGAGAATTAGTATCAGAAAGATCATTAAATGATTTAACTGGTAAAAAATTTAATAAACTTACTGTTATAAAACGAGTTGATAATGATAGTTTTGGTCATGCAAAATGGCTTTGCTAGTGTGAATGTGGTAATAAAACAGTTGTTCTTGGAGACAATTTAGTTCGAGGGCATACAAGGTCTTGTGGCTGTCTTTTCTAGTCTACGTCTTATAACGAAGAGAGAATAAATAATTATCTTTAGGAAAGACACTATTCTTTTATTCCTTAGTATAGTTTTCCTGATTTAAAAAACATTAAACCTTTAAGATTCGATTTTGCAATTTTTAAAGAAAATGAGATATATTGTTTAATTGAATTTCAAGGCGAACAACATTATAAATAGATTCCCTTTTGGGATAAAACAGAAAATGATTTTAAAGAGCGTTAGAAAAGAGATGAACTAAAAAGGCAATATTGTAAAGAACATAATCTAAAATTATATGAAATTAAATATAATTAGGAAAATTAGCTTGAATCTATTTTAACTGATATTCTTAAAGATTATGATACAATAGGAAGTAATTGAATTCTAAAAAAAAAGAGCGACTTATGCCGCTCTTAAAATAAACACCTCAATAATAGGAGAGTAGATGTTAGGGTCATCTACTCTCTATTTTTATTCAACCTAATAGGCACACCAGATATAACGATTAGATGGATCAAAAACATCATAGATAGTTCCATCAATAACACAAGTAATATGTCCACTCATGGTCACAAGCCAACGACCTGGCAGCTCTAAATCCGCAAAATCTCCAACTGTTATTACTTTATTAACTGAGTCTTGGCAATACCTTGGATATAAATTACTTAAATAATCATTAATGAATTCAACTTCTGAAAAAGTTATACCTTCATCTCTTGCGTAATTAGAAAGTTCATTAAAAACTTCTTCCCAAGGGCGGCGAGTAGCAAGAGCAATAGCTCTTACTGTGCAATCATTAACATGCCGCCCATAAGGATTATTATTATAATAAGAATATCTCATTACATTTTCTTTAATTTTTCAATATGCTTCCTAATTACTTCTTTCTCCTATGAGGTCTCAACATTGTCCATCATGTACTCAACGAAGTTTACTAATGCACCCATTGCCATATCTACTCCATCGATCATTCTTTCTTTAGAATCTCCATCTCTATAACGGTTCCTTCCTTCATTATAATTATAAATACCTTCTCTCATACGGGTAAAATAACGTTCATCTCTTTCATTAAGTGGATAATATCTATCATGATTATAAGTTCCACCATTTCCGCCTCTGCTATAATTCCTATCCCATTCATCCTCGCCGCGGTAGCGTCCTCTACTATCTCTACCCCTAGCGCCATAGGTATCTTCTTCATTACACTTTTCGTAATACTCTGCTTCTTTTATATCTTTATATATATCTATAAGCTTATAGGTTGTATCAAGATTTGAAGAAGTTAAACCTTTATCAGCAATATTTCCAAGCTCTTTTTTAACCTTATGAAGTAATTCTTCCATTAGCCTTCACCTCCTGTTGTAGTTGCATCTGTTGTTATTATTGGAAGAGATGGAGCAACATTATAATATCCACAATTATTGCAGCAGTTTAAGCTATCTATTAACTTAAATACGCCTGACTGAATATTAGTTCTTACTATACAAGGATAAATACTTCTTGTAGCTATCTGACAAGCACTAACATTAGTACAATTGCAATTAACTAAAGGATAAATTGTCTCATCTTCTCCAATGGTAATTCCTACTGTCGCGGCGATAGTAGTTGTAGTAGGAATATCCTAACCAACTACTAAACAATACTTCTGCCCATTTACATAACTTCCCGCAGGAATATTGATGATTAAATTGGGGTCAGTAAAAGTAACCGCTTCAGATATAATTAAATTTTTACATAATTTATTATGGCAAGCCATTACTTACCACGCCCTTAGAAATTACCGCAACCGCAACCATTAACAGCGTTGTAGTTTAAGGATTGATATGGACTAGCCGTAATGTATGAAGGCTTTGCAATGGGCTACAGCTGGCTAAGTAACTATTCAGTCTGGGCTGACTGAGAAATCTGGAATCTAGCATTCTGAAGTTCAGTTCTAAGTTCATCCATTTCTTTCTGATTCATGTAATCAATTAAGCGGTCGCCAAGACGATCAATGCTAACCATTGTCTGGCTCTAATTCTGAGCCATTAAATAGCGAATGTCGTCCTAACCTCTTTCAATATCGCAAGCATTAGTTGCAATAGCATTAGTTACACCATTAAACCCAGCTTGATTATTAAAGTTGGACTGCATAATAGATTCACGAGTTTCGCAGCAACAGTCTTTAACGGCACAATTAGTATTAGCAATTGCAGTTTGAACACCATTGAAACCATTGCACAGAGTAGACTGAACATTATTGAATCCATTATTTAAATTAGTCTACAGACCAAAAGCCGCATTATTGATTCCAGTATTAACAGAATTAAAGCCATTACACATTGAATTCTATAATGCTGCGACACTCTGTAAATTCGCCTTATCGGAAGCCGCAAAAGCATTAGCAATACTTGTTCCAAGATTCGTTACTGCTAAGTTATTCTGATAGAACCCATCAACAACCGAATCATGCGTACCTCTTATATCTCCATCTAAAGTCTGGAAATTGAAGGCATCTGACATGCCTTGAGCAGTTGCAGGCGAGCAACAACCATTATAGCCAAAGCCACTACCAAAGCCTCCAGTAGGAAGCACAATAGTATCTCCGCTATTGCCTCTGCCACCGTTGTTGCCCCAGCTGCCATTACCACCCCATCCGAAGAACAGAGCTAAGATGATAATCCACCAAAGGGCACCTCCATTTCCGAAGTCGCCATCATTACCTCTTGCAAGAGCCAGAGCATCTGCGATAGATAATCCGTTTTCTCCCATTATTAAAACACCTCTATAATATATATTTCACGCTTTAGGAGTTATTTAAGTAACTACATAAAGGCTTGGAATTCGCTATTCAAATCTAAGCCTCTTTGTTTAAATAATTCCTAAGCGAGATTAACAAAATCATCAGTCTAGTTGCTCTATGCAAATTTAATTAGCTAATTAATGTTAGGGTCATTAATTTTCTAATTCTAAATTAATTGCATAGCCACTTCTTGAGGATTCCTTCCTCTCATTAGCTAGGCTATCATTTGTAAGCTAGGATTCATTATAAATCAAACTCCTTTTTCTTCCGACTTAAAAATTTTTCTTCTAAATCACTTATTTTTTCATTACAATTTTTTATTTGTAAAGCTAAATCTTCAAGAGATATAGAAGAAGTCTATGTTTCTTCTCTACCTTGCGCCGCGGCACCATCATTCTAAGTAAAAGGTATTACCTTATATGGATAGAATAATGGATTACCATTCTACATTGTCTTAATATACATAACGTTTTCTGGCAGACATAAAGCAACTGACATTCCTGCGCCAACGGGTACATTTGCAACTTCCAATGTTGAATTTATATTGTAAACATTACCTTGTGGCTAGGGAAACAAGGGCTGAACATTTTGCTATTGTCCAAAAGGACTCTGAGGTATTACTCCAGACTAGGGTTGTACTGAAGTTTGTACCGGACCTTGTGTTGGACTTTGTGCCGCCATACCATAACTTGTATATGCCATTTAAATCACCTCTTTTATTTTTGCTTACATTTAAAAGTAGGACTAGAATTGGTTAAGTCAAGTTTAGATTTAAAGAGCTTTGAAAAATTCTATGTTTTAAACAAAAAGAGATTTAAATTTTTGTTAAAATTATACAAACCGGCGAAAGAAGTAGGAGGAAAAATTAGGTTTTAAATTAACCTTCGCCGCGCTTCCAGAATTTTGAATTTTTGGTAAAAAATGGAAGTGCGGAAAAGTAAAGAAAAACGCCACAATTAGAGTCGCGGCGTTAGTTATAAGGATTATTTAATTTATTAACGCTTCATAGATATACATAAAAAGCATTATTTTACATGAATACCCAGCCATTTATCGCTAGCTTTTGAATATACTTTATAAACAATTAACTAAGAAGGGTCAAATGTTCCATCTGGTCTTTGACAAAAATCTGTTTTTTCAAACTCAATAATACCTGCGCCCTAAAGAATAGTAAATATTAGTCTCATTCTATCAAAAGCCTATGTATGACCAGTAGAGTGCCCAAAGGCTTCCAATACTGCTGTTGCACTTGTTCTAAAAGTTCCATTGGGATTATCTACTTTATCAGCCTTATCCTATCTATAAGATTCACGACGAGATTTCAAAAGAAAAGCATAAGTCTTTATTAGTTCTTCTCTAGTTTCATTAACAGGTAGTGTAATTAAACCTAAAACTGTGGGGCCATCTAAAGTTTCAAAATCATCAAAATAAGGCATTTTATAAGCTATTTTTCCATTATAAGTAAATTCGTAAATAATTCCATCTTCAATTAAAGCCTTAAATCTTTTTGAAACAGTATCCCTATGTTTGTGTATATCAGCAGCTATTTGTTTATAAGTGAATTCATTTTTATAAATATAATTATGTCGCTCTCCTTTATTATAATGAGAATGAAGTAATAACCATGCATATACACTATCATTATATGCTAATTTCTTTAAAGTTCTTTCTCGTGTATCAAAATAAATTTCTTTTTGTGCCATTAAATGCACCTCCTATTTTTTTCTTCATTTATAAAGTAGAATATATTTGTAGGAAATCTAAAAAATTCAGCTTTTACCAGAAAATGGAAATGCCTATGGATGGTATATCGGATGCTTAAGAATGGTAGACCGGTTTGCTTAAAAAGGGTAGAATGGTTTGCTTATAAATGGTAGACCGGTTTGCTTAGAAATGGTAGAATAGTTATTACTTTTTCTGGAAAAAGTAATCAAAAAGCACTTCTTGCAAGCCGCAAGAAGCAAGGGCCCGCTCGTCGGCGCTACGCGCCTCCTCACGTTGTTTTTAAAAATACTTTCCTTTCTATACTAGCTCGGCCTCCGGCCTCGCAATCAAAAGCTATCAGATAAGGGAATTTCTTTTTCTTACTTCGCGCCGGCCTACCATCTTTTCTAAAAAAATAATGCACGCGCAACGCGCGGGCAGGAAGTGATTGCATTACGAGGCCAGAGGCCGAGTAATCAATCACTTCCCAAGAAACATCAAGGAGAAATTTTAATTTAATTTATACCTCGCCGCGTTATTAAACTTTTAGACATTACATATAAAAATTCTACATTAAGAAAAATTTTTATAGACGCCGGCAAGCAACAACTTTAATGGTATGGCGGCGCATCGTAAGAAAAAGAAAAGGCACTTATTATAAGTGCCTTAAAAATTATATATTTTAAGATAATTCAATTTTTTTACTTCCTTCAAAAGAAGCAAAATTTGTAAATCCGTTTAAATTACAATATGATATTGTTCCACCTATGAAAATTCCATCATAACAAACAGTAATAGAGTTTGCTCCATAGCTTCCACTTTTCTTAGCTAAGCTAAACATAATTAAATGATAAGTCCTTGAACTATAAGTAAAAGTCTATGTTGCCTAATTCCAAGTTCCACCTGATTCAGAGGGGCCTTCAGATTTTAACGAATTATTTATCATTAAATCATATCCCTATAATTTTATAGAACCTAATAAATTTAATATACTATTACTAAATTTAATACCATTTGCTCCATCATTTGAAGTTAAATTTAAATTATTTATATACTTACTAACAAAATCAATATTTCCATTAGTATTAAAACCTAAAGATAATTTAT